CATTGATTCGCGACATGGTTTTGCGGAAGGCGGAAGAGGTATTGCATGTTGGCAATTCTGGTGGTGGCGCCGCTGAAACGCGAGCCACTTACCAGAGCCTCTCGATGGCCTAACAAGGGCCGAGTTCGTTCCTTGTATGGATCGGCTCAGTCCAAAAAAAGCCACTTCTCGGTAACTCAGAATGAACTCAAAAGAGACTTCTATTGCACTGACGGACCGCGAACGTGCCGCCGTCCAGAAGGTGGCCGATGAACGCGGCCTCACGGTCGAAGAGGCTGCATCAGAACTATTCCAGGAAGCCATGGCGCAGAAATTTCGCCGCGGTGTCGGTCGCGGACCGGCCAAGGTCTACAGCATTCCCCGGAGAACCCATTAATGACCACCAAAAAATTGATCAACGTCGCCGGCCGCAAGTCGGTAACTGTCGCCCCGCGTCAATATGGTAAGGACTCTTCAGTCACTTTTTCCCATCCGGAAAAGTGCTGCAACTCCATGCAGCCTACAGCGCCGCAGGACTATCGCTGGTTGCACCGCCAGCCAAACCCGAGGACTGGGACGTAGCCTTGAACTACTACGAGCATCACATCGGCGACTTTGACGCCGACACGGCGCACCTGACATGGGTAGAGGACATGGCGTATACGCGCCTTATCCGGTTGTACTACCGCCGTGAAAAGCCGATCCCTGCTGATGTAGGGGAGGCATGCCGGTTGGTCCGCGCAATTGGCAAGGACCAAAAGCAGGCAGTTCAATCGGTGCTCACCGAGTTCTTCACTTTAACTGATAGCGGCTGGACTCAAGGACGCTGCGAAACCGAGATTGTTGCCTACCAAAAAAAGGTTGAACATAACCGAGCGGTTGGTAGACTGGGTGGCCGACCTAGGAAAACAGAAACCCATAAGGAACCCGAAAATAACCCACTGGGTTTTTTTGGGAAACCCAAAGATAACCCTCCCCAGACCCCAGACCCCAGACCCCAGACTAATTCCGTACCTGACGGTACGGGCGGCAAGCCGCCGATGTCAGCCGATGAAATAATTTTTACATACGGTGTCGGGATGCTGACCAGCGCTGGGGCGTCCGACAAGCAAGCCCGGTCATTTCTCGGTGGACTGCGTAAGGGTCATGGTGATGACGTCTTGGTCAACACGCTCCGCGAATGCGCCAAGGCCAAACCACTGCAGCCGCTGGAATGGCTCGCCGCTGCGCTGCCACCTGAGCCGCGCGCTGCCACCAAGCCTCGCAGCTCGCCTCTCGAATCCTTCGCTGAGCAAGACCGCAAAACCGGTATCAAACGCTGGGAAGAAATGACCGGCCGTATCCATCCCGAAAACGAATCTGCGAACGTGATAGACATCACGCCAGCACAACAAAGGATCTCGTTATGAGCCTATCCACTGAAGGAATCGATCATATCTTTGCCCGCCTAGCCGGAACCTACATGGCTGGCTGGGACAGATTTGTCGGCAATACGCCGATCAGCGATGTGAAGACGATTTGGGGCTACGAACTAAGCGAGTTTGGATTGAACAACGTGAGCAAGCGGCGCATTCTTTGGGCTCTGGACAACTTGCCAGAGCGTCCACCAAACGCTATTGAGTTCAAACGGCTTTGTCGACAAGCGCCAGGGCCGTTCGAGGTGGTATTGCCGCCACCGCCTGTTGATGCCGAGAAAGTTGCCAAGGAATTGATGAAATTGGGTGAGGCACGCCTCAGAAGCGCAGTGATCCCTGTCGGGCGGCTTGACTGGGCGCACCGCATCAAGGAGCGCTGCGAGCGCGACCCGAAGTCGGTCACGCGCGCCGTTCGCAAGATGGCTTTTGACGCGCTGGAGGGCGTATGAGCCGCATTGAAGCAAACCGCTTGCTGTCCGAAACAAAGCTTGGCTTGGCCAACCCATCTGAAACGGAAATTCTGTTCGCACTAATGGCGACGGGAGATCTTGAGATCCAGCCATTTCACAAAGAAGAGGAACCAGCATGACCACACCAATCAAGCGATACGATTTCTTCTGTTCATACGATGGCGGCGGTCCGGCCGATGAGGTGGAATGCGCGGAGGGTGATTTCGTCACTTACACCGACCACATTGCAGCCATAGAGGCCGCAGTGAAGTCGGAACGCGAAGCATGTGCATGGCTCTGCGAGAACGGTAGTTTTACGTTGCAAGATGGAAATGTATACGGGGAGTCGGCCCCCAGGACGCCCGCCGCCTGTGCCAAATCCATCCTAGCTCGTCAACCAAAGGAGGCCGAATGAATGTTCGACCAACCCAGAGAACTCCAGCACCTCATACGCATGCACCAGATTCCGGGGTGGAGGGGCCAAGCAGAGCACAGGGTCAAACAATTGGAGCGGAGCGGGCTATGGCCCGAGGCCAAGGCGGCGCTTGCGTCAGAGCTTGCGCGGATCGAGTTAGAGGCCGAAGCGAAGAAGCATGGGGAATGACGGAATGACCATCGCCAAACCACTCAAGCCAAAGGCCTGCAAGGCCTGCAAAACGCTATTCCAGCCGCGCAGCTCCTGGGCGCGAGCATGCAGCGTGCTATGTGGCCTGGAGATCGCTCGCAAGGTCTCGGAAAAAAAATCCCATGCCGCGGCGGTTGCTGATCGTAAGGAGACGCGGGAGAGGCTGGAGGCGATGAAGACGATCCCGCAATTGCTGCGCGAAGCTCAGGTGAGCTTTAACGTCTTCATTCGTGAGCGCGATCGCCAGGCAGGCTATCCATGCATTTCCAGCGGCCGGCCGCTCGATTGGTCTGGTAATGGGGTAGATGCCGGACATTTCAGAAGTGTTGGTGCTGCGCCGCATATTCGTTACAACGAGGACAACTGCCACGCACAGAGCAAGCACGATAACCAGTATCTGAGCGGGAACATGGGCGCTTATCGGGTAGGCCTGATCGCCCGCATCGGCCTGGAGCGCGTGCAAGCCCTTGAATGTGCCAACTTCTTACACAAATGGACGCGAGAGGAATTGATCGAAATCAAGCGCGCCTACATGGCAAAACTCAAAGAACTGAAAGGCCGGTAATGAAACTGTATCTAGCTGGGCCAATGACAGGCTACGAGGGCCTGAACTTTCCACACTTTCACGAAATGGCGTTGATGCTGCGCGGCTGCGGCCACGAGATCATTAACCCTGCTGAGGTCAACGCCGACCCGACCGCCAAGTGGGAGGACTGCATGCGCGCCGACATCCGCGAACTGGTGACGTGCGATGGCATTGCGCTACTGGATGGCTGGGAGAAGTCGCGGGGCGCCACCTTGGAGCATCATATTGCTTCGGCGCTCGGCATGGATGTGCACTGCGCCTATGCACTGGCTGATGTGCGGGTGGCGGCATGAATCAAACCCTGATCCTCCACGAGCCAGTGCAGGCGCACAAAGCCCTGACGGCGATTCTCTGGCCGCTGATCAAATCCTGGCTGATCTGTAACGGATCTCGCCTAGTGCTCACCGTCAAGCTTGAAAAGCGCACCGATCCGCAAAACCGCCAATTCCATGCACTGTGCGGAAACATCGCCGCGGCGAAGGTGCAATGGCTGGGCAAGCCACGCACCACTGCGCAATGGAAGGTTCTGCTTGTCAGCGGCCATGCAGTCGCAACCGGCGAGGGCTCTGAGGTTATCGCTGGGCTGGAGGGTGAATTCATCAACCTGCGCGAATCCACTGCCCTGATGAGCAAGAAGCGCGGCGCATCGCTAATCGAGTACACGCTGGCATTCTGCGCACACCACAGCGTGCCATTGCCGGCCGTCGAATATGGGGAGTACGCATGACCTGCGAACGCTGCCAGGCCGAAGGCCACAATATCCACCAATGCCCGGTCCCGCTGCTAGGTCTGGGAACCATCGTCAAGCCACCAGCGTCAGCGCCGGAAGAGATCAAGGCAAAGCGCCACCGCGGCCCTAACAAGAACCCAAGACCTGCACCGCGGCGAGCGAAGCGCATGGCACTCAAGCTCCCGGAAACCACTCAGGAAAAGCTTGTAGCCATGGCGGAAGGCCGCAAACGTACTCAGTTCATCATCAATCTGATCGAGCTTGAGTACAAGAGGCGGAAAATTATTGAATATCAATAAATTTAACTAAATCACTGAAAGGATGGTTATGACAATCAGCGAACTAACTGAGACAGTCGTAAGGCTCACAGAGCGTATAGAGCTGCTCGAAAAGCTAATGCGGGGCGTTAGGGAAGAGGTTCAGGTGATCCTCGAAGACCAGCCGATGGATGCGACCAAGGTGATTTCTGCGGGAGAGGGTTACGGCCTCGGGCATCGGTACTCGCTCATCGAGGTGCGGGCATGAAGACGAGCATTACCAAACGAGGCCGACCAAGCAAATACACGCCAGAGCTTGCAGCGGAAATCTGCGAGCGATTGAGTAAGGGTGAACCACTGGCGCAGATTTGCCGAGATGAACACATGCCAGGCGTTCAAACCGTGGCTGACTGGAAGTTGGTGCACGCTGACTTTTCCGTGAGCATCGCGCGAGCAAGGGATAACGGCTATGACTTTCTAGCTGCTGAGTGCTTGGCCATTGCAAATCAAACCATCGAAGGCGAGGAAACCACGACTAAGCCCAACGGCGATGTCGAGGTGAAGCGCGGCGACATGCTGGGCCATCGAAAGCTGATGATTGAGACGCGCCTGAAGCTGTTGGCCAAGTGGGATCCGAAGCGTTACGGAGACAAGCTCCAAACCGAGCTAACTGGCGTGAACGGTGGACCTGTCGAGACTGTGACCAGGATTGAGCTGGTGGCGCCGGAGGTGAAGGAGTGACAGTCGTTCAGGTGCAGATGCCGCCTAAGCTTGTTCCCATCTTCGCAGGCGAGGCTGATACTCGCGGTGCGAAAGGTGGGCGTGGCTCAGCCAAAACAATGAGCTTTGCCAAAATGACGGCTGTCCGTGCTTACATGTGGGGGAAGGCTAGAAAAGAAGGTTTGATCGTCGGCGGTCGGCAGTTTATGAACAGCTTAGAAGATAGTTCCATGGCTGAAATCAAGGCCGCGATCAAGTCCGAGCCTTGGCTGGATGCTTACTTCGACATCGGAGAAAAGTACATCCGCACTATTGATGGTCGCATTTCCTACTCCTTCGTCGGTCTGGATCGCAATGTGGGTAGCATTAAATCGAAGGCGAAGATTTTGTTATTTTGGGTGGATGAGGCTGAACCAGTGCCTGAATCTGTATGGCAAATCCTGATCCCAACCTTGCGCGATGAAGAGAGTGAGTTATGGGTGACATGGAACCCAGCGCGCAAAGTCAGCGCTACGAACGCTCGATTCGGCAACTCCACTGACCCACGAACTAAGATCGTCACGCTGAACTGGCGAGATAATCCATGGTTCCCGGATATTCTGAACCGCACGCGCCTGAAAGACTTAGCCGAGCGTCCAGACAGCTACGCGCACATCTGGGAAGGTGATTTCGTCACGGTGGTGGAGGGCGCCTACTTTGCCAAGCATCTGACAGAGGCCAAGATGCAAGGCCGCATCTCCCGCGTTGCTGCTGATCCGCTGATGACCATCCGTATCTTCTGCGACATCGGCGGCACTGGCGCCAGAGCGGATGCATTCACAATGTGGGCCGCGCAGTTTGTCGGTCGGGAAATACGCGTGCTGAACTATTACGAGAGCGTGGGCCAGCCATTGGCATCGCATGTGGACTGGCTGCGTACCAACGGCTACACACCGGAGAAGGCGCAAATCTGGCTACCTCATGACGGCGATACGCAAGACAAAGTGTTCGATGTCTCCTACCGAAGTGCCTTTGAATCTCTGCAATACTCTGTTACAGTTGTTACAAATCAAGGGAAAGGTGCGGCCAAAGCACGCATAGAAGCGGCTCGGCGGCTATTTCCGTTGATGTGGTTCAACGAGGAGGCGACCGAAGGCGGTCGGGGTGCTTTGGGTTGGTATCACGAGAAAAAGGACGATGAGCGCGGGATTGGGCTTGGTCCTGAACACGATTGGTCCAGCCACGGCGCAGACAGTTTCGGGTTGATGTGCGTGGCCTACGAGCAGCCCGCTGTTTCGGCTCCAAAGGCCATTGCTTACAAGACGAGGCGAATCGCATGAAAGACGAACTGATTCAGCAGCTACGATTGCTCGGCATGGGTCGGGTGAGCGCTGCTCAGGCCATCGCGGACATTCTCATGCCTGATCAACCAAACGTCGCCGAGGTGACGGAATCGACCGCTCAGGAACTGATCGAGCGCTTCGACGGGCCGGCGACGGTAGATATCGAGATCGAGCCAGAAGCGCTGCCAGATCCCGGCAAGCCCAAGCGAAAAAAAGGGCTAATGCGATGAAACAAGACGCTGTGAATCAGTCGGAATGAGCAAGAAGCAAATGAGTGATGATGACATCCTGAATGTCATTCAGCGTCACGAAGAGGACGCGTCGGCCTATACCTGGGGGCAGCTTGGGACTGAGCGCGAGCAGTCCATGCGCGAGTACTACCGCGAGCCATATGGCACAGAGGAAGAGGGGCATTCTTCCATTGTCACAAGCGAAGTGCAGGACACGGTGGAATGGATTTTGCCATCACTACTGAAGATCTTTTCCAGCACCGACAAGGCTGTTTGCTTCGAGCCTACGAAAGCAGAAGATGTGGCCGGGGCAGAGCAGGCTACCGCAGTCTGTAACTACACTTTCTACAAGCAGAATAACGGTTTCCTTGTGCTGTACACCGCATTCAAGGATGCGCTGCTGGTCAAGAATGGTGTTGTGGCCTGGCGCAGGGAAACAAAGCGCACCAAGACAGCCAAGAATGCCCGCGGCGTGGATCCGATGGCCATTGCCATGCTGATGCAGGATGGCTGGGAGGTCGAATCGGCCGAGCAGGCGCAACAGCAGCCAATTGCCGATCCAAATGGCCAGCCGGTCATTGACCCAGCGACAGGACAGCCAGCACTCAGCCCGCCAGCATTCAATGTTCGGCTATTTCGTATGGAGGAGCGCACGACCATCAAGGTTGAATGCATCCAGCCGGAGCGGCTTTTGGTCAAGCGAGATTGGGTGAGCCCGCTCTTGGCTGACTGTCCATACGTCGGCCATGTGATGCCTGTCACATTGTCTGAGTTGCATGAAATGGGCTTCGATGATGTCGAGGCCGATGATCTCAGTGCCAGCGATGAAACAAATCTCAGCCCAGATGCGGCGTATCGTGAGAATCGTTCGAACACGGCTCAAACTGGTTACATCGGGGAATCCACAAATACGCCGACAGATGACGAATCGCAAACGCAGGGCATCCTCTACCGAGAATGGGTACTGATCGATGCTGATGGCGATGGCATCGCTGAGCGACTGGAGATCTATCGGCTGAAGGACAAGATACTGAGCCGCGAGGAGTGCTCGCATGTTCCGGTGGCTATGTTCTCGCCGATCCTCAATCCGCATCGCTTCGATGGCATGTCGGTTGCGGAAACCATGAGCGACTTGCAGCGCCTGAAGACTGAGCTGACGCGCCAGATGATGGACAGCGCCTATCTGGCGAACAACGCGCGCACTGTGGTTGTAACGGATGCAGCCGGCTCGCCAATGGCGAACATCGATGACCTGCTTGACTCACGGGCTGGCGGCTTGATTCGCGCCCGCTCTCTTGACTCAATCCGACAAGAGGTTGTTCCGTTTGTCGGGGGCCAGACTCTACCACTATTGCAATACGTTGATTCGATGGGTGAGAAGCGTACAGGCGTATCACTCGCGCAGCAGGGTCTTGACCCAAATGTCCTACGCGCAGACAAGACCGCAGTCGAGGTGCAGCAAACGGCCAATGCCGCGCAGGCTAGAGTCGAATTGATCGCGCGAGTCTTCGCGGAAACCGGACTGAAGCCGATGTTCCAGGGGCTTCTGAAGCTTCTGACCGATGGCGAAATGGAGAAGATTTCCTTTCGGCTTCTGGATAAGTTTGTCGAGTACGACCCCAATGAATGGCGTGATAGCTATGACATGACTATCAACGTAGGCCTGGGAACTGGCGATCGTAATCAGCAAATGGCCATGCTGCAGGGCATGTCGGCTGCGCAAATGGCGATGCTTGGAACGCCGATCGGCCCAATGCTGGTGACGCCTAAGCAGTTGTACAACGTGCACTCCAAAATGGCCGAGGCTGCGGGCTATAAGAATGTTGGGGAGTTTTGGACCGATCCAGGCGAGAAGCCAATCCCGCAGCAACCACCGCCACCGAATCCAGCCCTGCAAATCAAGCAGATGGAGATCCAAGCCGATGCGCAGAAAACACAAGCGCAGTCAAAGCAGCAGATGGAAATCGAGCAACTGAAGGCTGAAGCGAACCGACAGGCCGCACAGTCTCAGCTCACGTTACAGGCCACGAACGACCAACGAGACGCAGAGCGAGAAACCATGAAAGCTATGCATGCGGCCGAGTTGGAGAAAATGCGCCTGCAGTTGGATCGCTACAAAACCGACGCTGATAACCAAACAAGAATCATCGTTGCTGAGATCGCCGCAAACCAACGCCACGCCGCGGCACAACTCCAAGCCGAGAGCGCCGAGAGGCACGCAGGCGAAGCATCCGAAACCCCTTCCGCTGAAACCAACGAAAGCGCAGCATGAGCAAATCCATTGCAAACGGCAACTCTATCGATCTTCCCATGGACGCCGGAAAGTCCATTAAGTTGGGCTGGCTTGGTGGGACCTATTCTGTGCAGATCGTCGCAGGCGCCGCCAGTGTGCCGGTGGCGCTTGCAACGAACTCAGCGGCAGATTCGAGTTTTGGGCCATATGCCAACGGCGTAATGCTGCGCGTATCAACGTCCGCCGTTGGGCGGGTTGAATATGACGTAGCAGTGACGCCAGAGTTCCATCCGCCTGGTATCAGTTATGTGCGACAGAGCGACGGCATACCCGTAACACTATCCGGTCTGGGCACTGCTGCCGCATTTGCGGTGGATGGGGGTGGGAGTTCGTTTACCTCGCCGCCTGTCATCATCAAGCCACTCGTTGTGGGAACTGCTGCAGCCTTCACACCGGCTGTTTTGTCGGATGGCTCGACACCGGCCTCAACAACCTGGGCAACAGGGGGCGTCGATGGCACATCTACCCTCACGCCTGCCCTGGGCGACTACAACAAGCCGGTGACGGTCGCTCAGTCGGGGGCCAGTGCGAGCCTTGGCCTGGTCACGTCCAAGAGCTTGCCGGCTTATCCCGGTTGCCAGAACTTCAAGAAGTCGAACACGGCTGCACTACGCTCCATGAGGGCGGGTGGTGTGCGTGGGCGGGTTGCTGTGGTTGGCGATTCGTACCCGGCTGGGTATGGAGCTAACAACAACGGGTATGTCGATATGCGCTCCCACTCATTTCCGACAAAGTTGGCCGCCGCGCTGACATCGGCCGGACTCGCAGCATCGGCGACTTTTTCGGTGGGTAGCGGTGTTGCTAACACGTCGGCGCAGTCTCAAACCGCAGCATTTTTCAACACGCTGGACCCACGGTGGACATTCACAGGGTGTTCCATCTTGGCCAACTTTGAAGCTTATGGGGGTCGGATGATCCGGCTTGCAACGGCTGGCGATCTTGCAACATTCACTCCCGGTGGTACTTTCGACACCGTGGAGCTGGCGTTTGCAATTGCTGCTTCGGGTCAAGGTAATTTTGGGGTCAGTGTTGATGGTGGTGCCACCCTTGTACAAACGATAACCGACAGTGGGGCTAACGGCATCGGTCGGGCAACCGTGACCGTCCCAGGAGGATCGACTGCCGTCACAATCAAAAAGGGCACTGCGGCCAGCAACATCCAGATCGTTGGTACGCGCACCGCAGCTTCTCCGGGCATCGAGATTTATAACGGCGGTATGGCCTCTGGCCGTGTGCTGACGCTGGCGACTGCACCAACGACAACGGCAGACATCAACACTTGGAACACACGCGCCTGCCTCCCCAAGTTGCTGGACGGCACGGCGCTGAATCTGACGCTCATCGGAGGTTGCTGGTACAACGACAACACTTTTGGGCGGACTCTGGCCCAAATTCAGGCCGACCTAGCAACGCTGATCACGGAATGCAAGACATACGGCGATGTGATCTACATCAACTATGCGTCGCTCGATACGGCCTCAATTTCCACGGTCAACTTCCGCAGCTTCAGTGATGGCTGCATTGCGACTGCCCTCGGGCTCGACATTCCAGTAATGGACACCAGCCACGTGATCACAAGTTATGCCGCAAACACCGCTCTTTACTACGACGGATTGCATTTGCAAGACAGTGGCCAGGTCTACCCGGCCGGCATGATTTCCGCGCAGTTGCTGGCGCCGATCTATTAATCAACGGCGGTCATCCTCATCAACAACCCGATCTTCTGGAGGGAGCTTGTAGTACGAGCGAGCAAGCCAGAAGATGCCCACGATGACTGCTGCATAAAGCAGCGCGGGTATAAAAAGTTCCAGGTCCATTTGGACTCCTTTCGGTATATCCAAATGTAACTTGTGACAGGAAAGTTTGATTCCCATCCCCTTTGCCGGCAGATCAGGATTTTTCGGCGGGCAGCTTGGCCTTCATGATCGCGGCGGAAACCAAGGCCACGCCTAGCTTCTGGCCCTTGGCCTTTACCGGGGGTGGGACGCGCAGGGTCCAGCTCACCGTCTGTTCTTCGGGCGGTTTCTTTGGCCTGCCGGCGCTCTTCTTGGGTGCTTCCATGCAGGTAGTGTAAGGGGCATTTAAGTAAGACGATAAATAAGATTTCTGTCTTACAAAAATAGCTTGCATTGCGGGGTTACTGTCTTACAATAATTCGCATGACCCAACGTAAAGAAGTGATAGGCGACGCAACGCTGTACCTCGGCGATTGCCTTGACGTGCTGCCGACGTTGGGCAAGGTCGATGCGGTCATCACCGACCCGCCTTACGAGGCTGAAGCGCACACGAAAGGTCGGCGACTGCTCGGCACGCAAAAGGATGGTGAACGCACCGTTGAATATGGGGCGCTCGACTTCGAAGCGATGACCGAAGAGGTGCGCGAGCGATCAACGGACATGGCGCGATTCATCTGCAGCGGGTGGATGCTCACCTTCTGCCAGGCCGAAGCTGTTGCAACCTGGCGCGCGGCACATGAGTCGGCTGGGGCAAAGTACAAGCGTGCGATGGTCTGGTTGAAGCCTGACGGTGCGCCGCAGTTCACCGGAGACCGGCCAGGCATGGGCTACGAGTCCATTGTTGCCAGCTGGTGCGGGCAGGGGCGCAGCAAGTGGAATGGCGGAGGGCGTCACGGCGTGTTCAGCCATGCCCAGCGCGACAGCAACCACCCGAAGCAACACATGACGCAAAAGCCAGTGGCACTGATGGCGGAGCTTGTTGCGCTGTTCACGCAGGAATCGGCCACCGTGCTCGACCCGTTCATGGGATCTGGAACAACTGGTGTTGCGGCTTTGCAGGCTGGTCGCAAGTTCATCGGCATCGAGCGCGATGAAAAGTATTTCGACATCGCTTGCCGCCGCATCGAGCAGGCTGCCAGTCAGGGGCGACTGTTCGAGGCCCGCTCGCCACAGCCCAAGCAGGCCGGCTTTGATTTGGAAGCAGCATGATCTCGATTCCCACCCTCACTCCCCCCTCTCCCATCCCTGCCCGACGCACATAAGGAAAAATATGAACCAAGTCACCGTAACCATCAGCGGCCCAACCGGCAGCGGTAAGTCGGCGATTGCCGGCGAGATCGAGATCATGTGCAAGGCGCTGGGCCTGCAAGTCGAATGGGTTGACGGCAACTCTGAAAAGAACTTGACCGGCGCCGACTGGACCAGCGCGCTGGAGATGTACCAGCCGATGGTGCGCATCGTGGAGGCCGTTGACAAGCCGGCATCGGACAGCGTTTGCACCGAAAACGATGGATGCCCGACCGAGCGCGCCGTGTTGCAGCGCTTCTGGCGCAGCACGAAGAGAAGCATTCAGGAACAGCGCGAGCAGGTCAAGGACCGCGCGGCCGGCAGTGATTGGTGGAAGGGCTACGCGGCGGCGCTCTACTGGGTCGAGCGCGAAGCATTCGTCGGCGACGTGGTCCGCGCTTAATCCAACCCCCTTGCCGGGTAGATCCACATGAGCACCAAACCGACAGTCGAAGAGGCCATCCTGCTGCTGACCGACGCTCTGATCGAGTCCAAGGGCTGGATGCGGGACTATGCCGACGCGATCATCCGCGATGCCATCGACCGCACTCACCTTGAGCAGGCCCGCGAGATCGAGGCGCTACGGGCTGACCGCGATTCGTGGCGCGACCAGGCCAGCGCGCGCGTTGCTGATGCCGTGGCCTTCGCTGACCAGGCCGAGGCGCTGCAGACCGACGCGGCGCGGTGGCGGCACATCGCGTCGATGTTCCGCATCATGTCGCCCAACATCGACGGCCAGCACTGCTACGCGCCGCTCGGCCAGCTGGGCCGGATGCGCGGGCCATCGCTCGCTGCCGCAGTTGATGCTGACATCGCAGCCCGGTCGGCGTCCACCACCGAGGCAGGGGGATGAGATTGTGCGTGCGTCACAAAAATAGTTTTGCAAATGGCATGCACTGGCTCAAATTGAGCTATATAATTCATCCACGCCAGCAACAACGCTGACGGAACCGACCCGGCGGAACCGGGAATCCTGATAGGAGCACATCATGCAAAAAGGCAACCTCACAAGCGAACAAGCTGAAGCACAAGTCGGAACCGAAGCTGTCAAGACTGTGGAGTCCAAAAACTGCCAGCCGACAAATCGGGTTGGATACAACGGCGCAAGCCAGGGCGATGACAGCACAGAATGGTCTGCAAGCGTCTCTTGCGTCGATGCAGACGGCAACGACTGCACGTTGATCGCCTACTACTACACCAGCAACGAGGACGATGAGATCATGGCTGAGAACGATGGCGACGGCAGCTATATCGACTGGGAAATCTCGGGTTATGAAATCAACTGACGAGACCATCGTCATCAAGGCCCCAGCGGGTACAAAAGCCCGCTGGGTCCATATGGCTGCGGGCGCAAAGCTCAGCGAGTGGGTTGTGCAACAGGTTGACCGGCCTGCGAACAAGACAGTAGATCATCCATGCCCAAAGTGCGGAGCGGTTGTCATCACTGCAGATGGGCCATTTTGGCAATGTGCAAATTGTGGGTTAGTTGCATGATTGCCGAGGAATTCCGCGCATGGCACGCGCACATGGGATACACGAGCCAGCAGGCTGCAGCGGATGCGCTGGGCGTATCTCTGGCGACGTACAAGCGCATGTTGACGCACGGAACTGATCACCTCGCATCGCTTGCCTGCGCCGCACTGGCGGCCGGCCTGGGGCCTTGGAAGCCCTGATCCCATCCCCTGCCGGTGAGTACCACCACCAAAGCCGCCCATTGAGGCGGCTTTTTCTGCCATCTGAATTACATCTTGTTACTTTTTGGGAAATTTGTAACAATATCTGGTATGACAGATCAGCAATCAGTGATGCAAGGTACCAATTCGGCGCAATTGCTGGATAACCCGGTATATCAAGATGCGATGAGGCGCATGCGCGATGAAGTGGTGCATGAGTGGAAGACTTGCCCGATTCGAGACAAGGAAGGACAGTTGTTGCTGCTTCAGTTGGCGAAGCTCACGGATAAGTTTGAGGGCATTTTGCGGGGCTACATTGAAAACGGGAAATTGGCCCAACGAAAGATTGATTTGGAAAATCTGCGTGATGAATCGAAGCCAAAAAAGCTACTGCGCAGAGTCGGTTTGTAGGTAGTCGCTTACCTTTTCGGGAAACGCTGCGAAGCGCCCCTAGCACCTTCTAGCGATATGGGAGGGGTTCTGACCAAGAAAGTACTTCAATGAGCAATGGACAAGCCGAGCAGGCCCCAGACGCCGCTGATGATTTGATCCAATTCCTTGCCGACAACCCGGAGGCTGATGCCCCCGTGGCCGGCGAAGAGGAAGAGGACGAAGCCGAAGACCCTTCCGAAGAGGGAGACAAGTCCGAGGAAGAAGAGGACAGCCCTGATGACGCCGGAGCGAAAGCCAAGGCCGAAGCCACCAAAGATCAGACAAGTGACCTCAAATTCAAAGTCCCAGTCAAGGGTGATGACGGGTCTGAAACTACCGTCGAGGTAGATCAGAAGGAACTCATTGCAGGCTACCAACGGCATTCGGATTACACCCGAAAGGTCATGAGCCTAGCAGACAAGGAGCGCGAAGTTACTCAGGCCGTGAGTGCAAAGCTTGCACAAGGTCAAGAGCAGCTCGCTGAACAGGCGCAACTCGCACAGGCGGCTATTCAGCAGATCGCGGGCATCCTAAGCCCCCAACAGATGGCGCAACTAGCGCATTCTGATCCTGCCGCATGGGTGCAGGAGCAACAGCGTCAAGCGCACGTTCAAGGCGTCTTGCAGCAGTTGCAGGGGATGACACAGCAGCAGCGCGAGCAACTCAATCAACGTCAGGTAGAGGCATCTGCCGCGCAAAAGGCGGAAGCCTGGAAAGAGTTGACCAAAGAGGGCATCGACAAGCCAAAGCTGAAAAGCATCTTTGACGCAATGATTGAAAGATACGGTGAAACACCGGAGCGCCTCTCGGGCGTTGCGGACGCCAGGATGGTCAAGATCATGCGCGATGCGGCTGCGTACCAGGAACTTTTGTCAAAGAAGGCGTCTGTGGTGAAGAAAGTGGCGGAAGCGCCCAAGCTCCCAGCCCAGCGCCAGAGCGTGCCCAAGTCCGAGAAAAACCTGCAGCACTACACGGCTCGAATCAAATCCGGCCGCGGCAAGTTGTCAGATCTCGGGAGACTCCTCGACTCAATGTAAGGAACCATCATGACAACCCCTACGAATACCTATACCCGCTACAGCGCAGGTACGAACGTCCGTGAAGATCTTATCGATCTGATCACGATGACGAACCCCGAAAAGACCCCCTTGATCTCGTCTTTCGGCACTGCCACGGCGGAAAACACGCTGCATGAATGGCAACGCGATAGCTTGCGTGCGCCAAATAAGGACAATGCGGCTATTGACGGCGACGACGCTACGGCATCGGCAAAAACGCCACCACTGCGGGTCGGCAATTATTGCCAGATCTTCCAGGACACCATCTCGACCTCTGGCCGAGCAAACAAGGTGAAGAAGGCCGGCATGAAGACGGCATCGGGCTACTACAAAGCCAAGGCGTACAAGGAACTGCAGCGCGACCAGGAAGCCATGGCTTTGTCTCTGAACCCTGCTGTCGCTGGTAACGGTGCTCTTGCATCAAAGTCGGGTGGTCTTGGTGTCCTGATTTACACCAACGCTTTCCATGGCGGTGCTGGTGCCACTGCCGCCCACACCTCCGGCGCCCCTACGACCGCCAACACGGCCGGCACGAACCGCGCATTCACCGAGGCACTTCTGAAGGCTGCTGTGCAGCAGACCTACACCAATTGCGGGGAGGTTCCCCCGATTGCGATGATGTCGCCATACCACAAGGGCATCTTCTCGACGTTCGCGGGCATCGCCCTTAACCGCAAGGAGATTGGCAAGAAGGAGCAAGCACAGATCATTGGCGGTGCGGATGTTTACATGTCCGATTTCGGATCGATCACCGTGGTTCCGAACTACATCATGGCCGGTCAGGACGTGGTTTACGGTATCAACCCCGAGTATGGCGACAGCGCCTATCTCCGCTCCTATCAATCCACACCGCTCGGCAAGTCTGGTGACTCTGATCGTGAGCAAGTCCTGTGCGACTCGACGGTCAGGCTCACATCCGAGATCGCTCAATACGCGATCAAGAACCTCGTGCCGGCCTAAGTAATCTCCGTGGTTGGGATTTGGCGGGGCCTTGGTGCCCCGTCTTTTTAAAGGATTAGAGATGAGCCGCGGTTATTCAGAAAATGTCTCTATCGTTGACGATGTGTCCCAGGACGGCGTAGTGACGCAGATTCATTTTGAGGGTGACGACATCACCGTTCAGCGCACCTGGGATGCCGATCCGCACCTGAAATATGCCGAGCTGGCGCGCCAACAAACCGAAGGCAAATCATGGGGGCAGGGGCGCTTTATTGGACATATCCCGCCCGAGCCACTCGCAAAGTTTCTGCTGATCAGGAATAACGAAGAGCGCAATAAGGCCATCATGGCTTGGCTGCAAGAGAACAGCAAATTCCAGATGTTTCATCGGGCTTTTAAATGAGCACGATCACCGACTATGCATCACTCATTGCGGCAGCGTTGAACAATGCGCATCGCAATGATGCTGCGTTGACCTCGCAGATGGACCGACTCGTCCAATTGGCAGAAATGGAGATGTTTCGTGAACTCCCATTGCTCCAGTTGGAGACGACATCTACCGGGACAACTGGCAGCACCATTCCATATCCGTCTGGCCTGGGTCAGATCGAGCGCCTGAGCGTCAGCTTATACGGTGGTGATGCCACGCTAGATTACGTTTCTCCAGCTGCATATAGGCCTTCTGGAGTCGGTCAGCCATGTTCGTTTGTGGTTGAAAACGAGACCATCAGGTTAATCCCAAGTCCAGCGGCGGCATATGCCTACACGCTGTATTACACGGCTGACCTCTCGCCGCTCAGTACGTCTAATACGACGAATTGGCTTGTCCTAAACGCGCCGGATCTGTACTTCTATGCACTCAATGTTCAGGTCGCGATCTGGACAAAAGATACAGAAGAGCAAGCGCAAAACATCCCGCTCTATCAAAGGTCCATGGATTCCGTGCAACGCCGCGACCGTCGCCGCCAATTGCCAGCCCGTGGTGGCCTGCAGATTCGGCCTCGCTATACACGCTAGGACACTCCATGCCTTTAGAAGTCGCAACCCATATCAATCAGTTGGTTTCAACAAACCCAACAGCCACCGATCCCAAGAGCCAAGGGGATGATCATCTGAGGTTGATCAAAAGTGCGCTGACCACCGATTTACCGAACATCGGCGGGCCGATGACCGCATCCCACACGGAACTGAATTCCCTTGCTGGTGTCGTCGGGGCGATCTTTCCATCTGGCACCCGTATCCCTTTCGCACAAGCCGCGGCGCCAACTGGCTGGACGCGAGACACAACGGATAACGCCGATAACCGCATGCTGCGCGTGATCTCTTCCGGTAGTGGTGGTGGCGTAGGCGGTACGCACAGCCCGGTTCTGGTCACTGTAGTTCCGGCTCACACGCACGGGTTCACTACGGGCAACGTCAGCGCGGATCACAACCATGGAGTGAATGACCCAGGACACGGCCACTCCGGGGTTTCTTTCCTTAGTGGCTTACTCAATGACGGTCAAAACCACAGCGGAGGATCGTCTTTTATGGGTTCTGGCTTCCCCTCGACTGCCACCACTGGCGTTACCACCAATGGGATTAGTGCCAATCACACACATAGCGGCACCACCGACAACGGATCGAGCGCAACCAGCATCCAGGTGCGCTACATCGATTTGCTGATTTGCACAAAAGATTAAGGAATGGCTATGAGCGAAGAGATTAATGAGATGCCAACCAAGGAAGCGATCACCGGTTATCAATGGGGTGACGATATGAGCTATATCGGCACTTACCAATTTGTGCGGAACCTTGACCAGATGGCAGTACATATGCCGCCGCGCACCACGTTACAAGAGCCACCTACCGGTTTGGTGCGCGGCAAAGAGGCTGCTTTTGATGAGTCGCAGGACACATGGTTTGTTCGCGATGAGAACCTATCATGGATGGATGAGGCGTCTCGCGCCGCCTATCTCGCCCAGGTGTCCAAATGAGTGTTGAAACCGTCCTATCCTGCCCATTGGGGAGCAAATGCGAGGAGATCCGCGATGGCAAGTTGTATCGCTGCGCGTGGTTCACGCAACTCGCTGGCCGCAATCCAAATACCGGCGAAGAGGTCAACGAGCGCGGCTGTGCCATTACCTGGCTGCCGGTGCTGTTAGTTGAAAACTCCATGCAACAACGCGGCACAGGCGCGGCTATTGAGAATTTCCGCAATGAGATGGTGCGAGCGCAGCACACACCAGTCCGCGGCAATGACTTGGTGAGCATAGAGAAATGAAGACGGTTACGGTCACTCAAACTGGGCAGTATGGGGTTATCAAGGACTTGTCTCGCCATGAGTTGCCTATTAACGCTTGGACCGATGCCAGCAACATCCGATTTTTGGATGGGAATGCTCAGCAGGTATTGGGATATAAAGAACTCTACCCAAGTGCGGTCGTTGTTCCTTTTCATGTAGCGCCTTTGAATGTGCTCGGCGTCCCAACATGGATTTATGCTGGAGATCATAAGGTCTATACCGTCGCTAACGGCCCTGTCCATTCGAATATCACCAGGCAAGCTGCTGGTGTTGACGTGGATTACACAGCGACCCGGAACAGTTGGACCAGTTGCCTTCTTGGTGGAATTCCCATCCTTAATGATGGTGTAGATTTGCCACAGCAATGGCTTTTGACCGGAAAGATGACGGCCCTGAGTGCATGGCCGGCGACCTATACGACATCAGTAATGCGTGTCTATAAGAACAGCTTGATTGCGCTGAACATCACCAAGGCCGGGATTAACTATCCATTTATGGTGAAGTGGTCACACCCCGCAGATCCAGGCACCGTGCCTGTGACTTGGGACCCATCAGACGCCACAAAAGATGCGGGTGAATATGACATAGCGGATGGATATGACAAAATCGTAGATGGATTCGTTTTGCGCGATTCATTCATGATTTATAAGCAATCATCTATCTGGCGGATGGATTACATCGGTGGTCCATTTGTCTACCGATTCCAAAAAGTTCTTGGATCTTCTGGAGCGTTATCGCGGAATTGCATAGTCGAACTTGATGGCCGGCATTTTGTGCTGACCTCTAACGATTGCATCCTGCATGATGGGCAGACATCGGTATCGGTGCTAGATAAGCAGACGCGCAGATTCCTATTCCAGGAGATTGATCAGTCTTATTCTGATCGTTGTTTTGTATTCGTCAATAAGCTTTATAATGAAGTAGTCGTTTGTTATCCATCATTGGGTAACGCGTTGTGCAATAAGGCTATGGTCTGGAATACCGTTGACAAGACGGTCACTTTCCGCGAGATGCCAAACCTCAACCATGCATCATCTGGGGCTGTGGATGACTCTAGTAATTCAACATGGGCCAGTGATTCCGAAGCATGGAGCGCCGACACTACGGCATGGGACGGTAGCGCCTCCAGTCTCAACTTAAGCCTGTCCGTCATGGCTAGCGATAGCCAGAAGCTATACCTATTAGATAGTGGGACCACGTTCGATGGCGTGCAGCCTGCCGCCTATCTGGAGAAGGCCGGGGTATCTTTTGGGATGCCTGGTCAGATCAAGCAAATCAGTTTGATCACGCCGCGCATATTTGGAACGGCCGGGGAAACTGTCATGGTGTCAATTGGAACATCCAACGATCCCTATGCGACTCCAGTCTACAACGATCCAGTTCCTTTCACTATTGGTGTGGATGTCCATGTGAGCGATTTTGTCAGCGGCAGATATCTGTCCGTCAAGTTCGCAAATGGGACAGCCGCGTCTTGGAGACTGGATAGTTACGATATTGATATTCGATCAGCGGGGAAATATTGAGAACACAAATCGGTGCAGTTCAGAGATATGTTGCAAGCAATCCACCCGATAATGTGGATGCGCTCGCGGCTTTTCTGCGCGAAGAGTTCGCTAGGCTGCAAACCGCCATGAACGCTATTGCCGATGGCCAGCTTGATGTGACAACAGTAGCTCCAACGAAGCCACGGGAGGGCATGTTGCGCCTAGCTGATGGCACCTCTTGGAATCCAGGCTCAGGATCTGGGTTCTATGGCTACCGGGCTGGTGCATGGAGGTTCTTGGGATGAAACTCATATTGAACCGTGATCGCATGGATTCCTTGGAGGCCGAAATTGCCAAGATGCCACAGGTTGATTTGGGTAC